ATCAAAACACCCAAAATAAGCAGTTCAGGGGTTACCATGTCTGTATACCGGGAGTCTACCGCCCATATACCTTCCTTCATCGTCCGATTTCACTCAAAATACTAGAGAATCTTGAAAGCCGGTGGCTGGGGTGGGCTGGTTATCGCCGGCGGGAGGTGGTGAGGATGATGGGGCAAAGCCCCAGAAGCCTTGACTTCAACAACCGGCACTATATTATACTCTAGGCCCCTCCCCTCAAATGGAGGGTCGGAGAACGAGTGCATCCACACTGAACGCCGATCCTCCACAGGTGATAAAGATGAATGAATGTGATTGTGATGACGGCGGCATTGATGGCCGCTACTACTTGCTAGAGAAGGTATGCAAACTATGTGGAGGTGTGATTGAATGAAGTGTGTAGTTGAAGAGTGTGAGAATGAATGCGATGTCGAGGACATGACAATTTGCTCACATTGCTATTTCGTCCACTATGAAAAGCACAGGTGATTGAATGAAGGCCATAGACGACACTCCTGCCCAGACAAGGACGTTTGAGGTAACTATCCCCTGCCCGCACTGTCGAAGGCTCCTAGACGTGTTCCTGAAGGAGGCGAGTTGAATGGATCAGAGAGAAATGGAGAAGTTCGTTTGGCAGGCCTTGGCTGAAAACGTAAGGGGTCGAGTCTATGAGGGCGCTGAAACTAGAATCATGGGGGTTGGGACTCGATGGCATGGCCCATACAATCTCGATACTTGGCTAACCGAAGCCGAAGTTCGGAGACTTAAAAGAGCGATGCGTAGAGTTAGAGAACAGGTGCGCCGGAGAGGTGATTGAATGCACCTGATCTCAGCGACCCTCGATGACGAAGCTCATCGCATCTACAAATCATGGCCTGCCCGGATGAAGAGTTCAGAGATCCGTTACGCAATCAAGTTCACAGAGGATAACGGCCCAGCGAACAGAGTCGGACTAGCTGCGCAGTTGAGACAGTCGAAGAAGACCGTCCAATTTCTTCAAGAACATATTCTCGCCGTTGCAGCAGGAGAAGAACCCCCAGAGTCCGCATCGATGATGGATCTGCGTCTATTCGGGACCGATGGCCCCAAAACGTAGCCGTTACCCCCCTACTTGAAGGGTCATTTTCATGGTTCTTGAGGGGGAGGTCCGAACCATGACCAATTCGGGTTCATCAGGTTGTACCAGATCCCCGTCCAGAAGGAAGTTCCGGTTTGTCCGGCAGCAGGACCGGTGACACCTGTTTCGGCTCTCTGCTTTTCGTGGGCTTCCATTCGCTGGATCCAGAAACTCTCAAGCAGCCCCTCGAGTGTCATTTCCCCACCTGTGGTGATTTTCAATACGAAGGTAGCACCTGCCAAACCCGTTGCAGCTACTATTGAGAGAAAGACGGCCATTCCTGTTACATCGTTCATTAATTTCACGACGGGTTCCATAACTCGGTTGAATTGATACGCCCCTACTACGGAATCGAACATTTCACGTTCTTTGTCTTGTAATCGAATTACGTACTCGATGGTTTCTTTCGGCTTGTTCTTCGACATCAAAGCACCCCGGTTATGGAGTCCCAGAGAGCCTGTCCTAAGCCCGCGCCGAGAATCCAGCCGAGAAGAAAACTAGCGCCATAATTCGTGAGCATGTCCTTAGCCTTGTCACTGAGTTCACTCATCGGGCATCACCGGCCAGTTGTCAGAAGCCGAGTCGGCACTGTCTGGAAAATCTTGCGGGAGTGATCTCAATGCTGCTCGATATTCTTTCCAAGCGTTAGGAAGCACATTGTCCTTCAAAGCCATGTAATCGGTTCTCTCAAGTTCTCGATTCCGCCAGTGTCTCAGTTCTACCCAAGTGACCTCGATGTCCTGAACCTCTACAACGTCAGTACCGTGGTAGACGGTGTTGGTTCGGACAGGTCGAACGGTCATGAGATAATCAGCCCCACAGAGATCCGCTTTTCTGTCTGCGGTGAAAGGTTGGCCGCGGTCACGGTGGAGGGCAACGTGTTGTCTGTTCCGCTCTCCTGCAGCGCCGTCTTGATCGCGGTGGTCGACGTCGAGGGTCCGATAGCGGCTCCGTAGTTCCCATGACTACAGTAATAGGTCAAACTGTCCGCACTACTCCGGACCCACCCAAGCCAATACTGGGTCCCCGCGACTAAACTCAATGTTGCGCTGAAACTTGTTTGACTGACTGATCCTGTCGATGAAGCGTCGAAAGTCGCATAGCCAGCAAGAGTCTTTGGCAGGCCACTGTCATCGCTGAAGATCCCGACAAGCAGGTTATTCGCACCGGCGCTTGAAATGTTAATCATCATTGAACTGACATCCCCCGTCTCCGGGGCGATGAAGGGGTAATACTGCGGCTGATCGACCGCCAAGGAGTCCGTGGCAGTATCTCCCGATCCCCATGGTGCCTGAAGGGCTATCTGGTAGACATCGTTAGTGACCAGTTCGCTGCTGACTAGGTTCACGTTGAAACTCCCCCCGGACCCGGCGGATAGCAGACCGTCCCACTCAGACGAGACACACAAACGCGCCACGTTGACTAAAACTAAATCTTGGAGTTCTTGTTCATTCATGTCCTCTATGCTGATTGAGTTCCCCGTACTTTGCAGCTGACTGAACGTCACAGAGTCCAGATCGAGGTTCTGCAGGAGAGGGAAGACCCTCTTGGAGGGCTTACGATCCTCTGCTCTCATCCTAACAACCCGTCCCATTCAGATTTTACTGACAACCTAGCGAGGTTCACGAGGACGAGGCGGTAGAGTTCTTCTCGATTGAGTTCCTCTATGCTGATTGGATCGCCCACGTCCTGCACGTTGGTGAAGGATATCTGCTTGGCACCGTCGCCAGCCTCTAGCGTCTTGTTCTTCAGTAACTTGTATACGCGCGGGGATATCGAATGAGTCATCATCTCATCCCCATGACTAGGATGACAAAGCCCCAGAAGTTGTTTGGAATGGTCACAGCACCGCGAGGGTCGAATGGTCCGGGATCGGTAGGTCCGGGCGCTGCCCCGTTGCCGTTACCGTTTCCGGGCCAGTTCTGGTAGGGTGAGTCCTGCCAGCCAATCGGTTTGGCTGCTTGCCCGCCATATCCGGGTAGTTGCGGGCTGCCTACTTGCACCAATGCTGACACCTCATCTGCATTGTTTGGAACGTAGTTTGACGATTCTCTCGATAGCATCGAGGTCTTTGGTTGAAATGAAGTCTCTGAGGTAGAGTTTCTTGGCTTTGCTCAGAATCTCCGCCAGTCTTCGGCGTCCTGCTGCCTTCGTCATGCGTGCCATTCAATCACGTCTAGGCGCTTGTGAGGAATTGGAACTTGTAGTTGAGTGCGATCCCTACCTTGGCGAATGAGAAGCCCGGTTGTTGAGTAACTGGGTCCGTTGCGCTACAAGAACCGATGACGTTACCCAAAGCATCGACGGCAGCGAAGCCCTGATCCTCGATCAGAAGTCCATCGACAGAAGTTCCGAACCATTTCGTGATGGTGTCGCCAAATAATGTGTCACCCAACGAATTGCCGGTTTGGAGGTCTACTAGCTCGTTCGTCGCTCCGCCAGTCGGAGTGACATGGAATATTCTTGAAACTCCGCGAGCGGTGTAAACTCCCGCGCTTGCGCCTCTGTCCGCGGCCGTCTGATTCATGACACGGACGATATCTCCTGCTCTTAGAGTGTAAGGTTGGCAGAGTGCGGGGCTTCCATCCGTTACGGCCCCTGCCACCGACCACGGAATGATTGCAGCTACGAGCCCCTGAGAGAGAATGTAACAGTACCCCACTCCGTTAGGGCAGGACACCAGACCAGATATGACGGTCTTTCCGGGTGCGAAGTCCCCAACGTTGCTCGCGACCGCGGTATAGACCGTATTTGTGGTCAGTGAGGTTTCAGTTCCCTCGGCAACTTCCAGTTTCAGGGGTATGTTCGTTCCGTCGCTACACTGAAGGCAACCTGTCACTGTGTTAGTGGCCATTTTAGATCCGTACTCCTATTCCAAGAGGCTTCATTATGTTGCGGTTCACATTACTGATCGGCTTCCTCAATAGCTTCTTGGCGAACTTCATGGTGATTCCGACGCCTATCGCGGAAACGGCCATTGCTTGGTAGTTCGCCATGAAGTTTGCTTGCATGGAATCGAAGGACGTTCCCGGATCGCTGACGATTGATGAGAGTGTGAGGCCACCGTTAGTGGTCGTCATGGCTGTTGAGCCTGCTCCCGCGCCCTCGAAGCCGAGAACACCCACTGGTGAATTGCCGAATACGCCGCCGGTGATGATGCTGGCGTATGCGTAACTCTCGGCTAGGTTCATCAGGCTGATCGTCTTAGGCGAACGTCGCCTTGTTGCCTTCTTCCTGCGTGCCATAACGCGAGTGAAAGGAAATCTCGCTTATAATTATCACTATGTCTCTTCCATAGCTGCAAATTGTCCATCCGGACCTCTGTTCGTCACAGTTGCGTCGATTGTGTTCAACTTCTGCTGCGCCATGCCTTGAATTAACTGAGCGATAGCGCCTTGGATCGGGTTCGGGGGCTCGAACTCTGACATCCCGCCTTCGACCAGTCGGTCAATGGTACTCTTGAGAGCCAAAGCAAGACGTTCATCGAGTAGATCAAGCATGTTTGCAAGCTCTATCCTGATCCAGAGGCCAAGAATGACGACAGAAACCAGAGTCAGGGCGCTCAAAACACCCAAAATAAGCAGTTCAGGGGTTACCATGTCTGTATACCGGGAGTCTACCGCCCATATACCTTCCTTCATCGTCCGATTTCACTCAAAATACTAGAGAATCTTGAAAGCCGGTGGCT